CCTTGAAACATTGGGTACGGACAGGATTTACTTGTTTGACCACTTTGGAAGTACTAGCGTTGACAACATCATCAGTCGTGTACGTCACATGGCTAAAGGTCTTGGATGTACTTATGTTTTCCTTGACCACATTAGTATCGTGGTGTCTGCTCAGGCTAGTGGCGACGAGCGCAAGGCATTAGACGAGATCATGACCAAGTTGCGTATGCTTGTGCAAGAGACAGGCATTGCACTGATTGTTGTGTCACACCTCAAGCGTCCAGAGTCGAAGGGACACGGGGAAGGTGCGGCGACATCACTGGCACAGTTGCGTGGCTCAGGCTCTATCGCACAGTTGTCTGATATGGTGATTGGCCTTGAGCGTAACGGACAGGCTGAAGATGAGAAAGAACGGAATACGACAAAGGTACGAGTGCTGAAGAATCGTTTCAGTGGTATGACTGGCCCTGCTTGTAACTTGCTTTACAGCAAAGACACAGGTAGGATGGTTGAGTATCATGAGGAGGATGACCTTTGAACGTATTGGTACTCGACATTGAGACCAACATGACGCACGACAAGATCTGGTGTTGTGTCTGCAACGGTGAGGTGTATCTAAATGCGAATGGTTTGCAACAACTAATCAACTCGCATGACATCATCGTTGGTCACAACATCATAGGTTTTGATGGGCCAGTGTTGTCTCGTGTATGGGGTGTTACCATCCCGCTGTCGAAGGTACGAGATACTCTGGTTATGTCACGGCTATGGAATCCACAGTTGGAGGGTTGTCATAGTCTTCGTGCATGGGGCGAACGTCTTGGTGATTACAAGGATGCCTTCAAAGACTTTGACGGTGGTCTCACGCAAGAGATGATGGATTACTGTAAGCAAGACGTACATGTGACCACGTTGTTGTACAAAAAACTTGACAAAGAACTGCAAGAGTTTGGCGACAGCGTAGAACTAGAACACAAGATTGCTTTCATCATGAAGAGGCAAGAGGACAATGGGTTTAAGCTCAATCTACCGGAAGCTATCTCGCTACTGGCTCAACTTAAGGATCGCATGTCTTTTATTACAGACTCAATGCAAACTATTTTTCCTCCAATCGTGGAAGAGCGTTGGTCAGAAAAGACAGGCAAGCGTCTCAAAGACAAGGTTACCGTATTCAATGTGGGGTCACGAAAGCAGATCGCAGAAAGACTGCAGGAGCGTGGTGTCAAGTTTACTAAGAAAACTGAAAAGGGAAGTGTCATTGTGGATGAAACGACACTGAAGGAAATCGACCTACCTGAAGCGCAGTTGATCGCTGAGTATCTCATGCTTCAAAAGCGTGTCGGTCTGGTAGACTCATGGATTGAACATGTGAAGGATGACGGACGGGTACACGGTAGGGTGATTACAAACGGTGCTGTGACTGGACGCATGACACACCAGAGTCCCAACATGGGACAGATACCCAGTGTCAACAGTGAGTATGGTGATGTGTGTCGTAAGCTATGGGCAGTCGATGATGGTAATGTCTTGGTGGGTACTGACCTGTCAGGTATTGAACTGCGTTGTCTGGCTCACTATATGCAAGATCCAGACTGGACAGAGGAGTTATTAAACGGTGACATCCATCAGAAGAACGCTGACGCCGCAGGCATTACGAGACCGCAGGCTAAGACTCTTATCTACGCAACACTGTACGGTGCAGGACCGGCCAAGATTGGCAGTATTGTCGGGGGAGGTGCGAGTGAGGGGAACAAAGTGTTGCAGAACTTTTATCGTAACACCCCTGCGCTATCAAGACTTATGGAGAAAGTTAAGAAGGTGGCGAACAAAGGGTACGTACCGGGCTTGGATGGTCGAAGAATACTGGTGCGTTCGGAACACGCCGCACTTAACTCACTACTGCAAGGATGTGGGGCTATTATTGCGAAACAGTGGTGCATTGAAGCGCACAAAGAGTTCAAGAGACAAAGACTACCTGTACAGCAAGTTGCATTCGTGCATGATGAAATCCAGATTGAAACACAGAGACCACATGCGGAAACTGTTGCGTCAATCATGGTAGCCTCTGCTCGTAAGGCGGGTGAGGTGTTGGGGTTTCGGTGTCCTGTTGACGCTGAAGCAAAAATTGGTAACAATTGGTTTGACACGCACTAAAACTGTGTGTTATAATATAGTTACTTCCTTGGAGGAGAAAAGTAATGGAAATTTTTAAGTTAGAGAATGTTGAGTTGATGTGGCCTTTCCTCTACGAGCGCAACAAGCTCTCTGGCAAGTATCAAGTAGACCTTGTGAACCTGAACAAAGAACAGGTAGAGGCGATTGAGAAAACTGGTGTGCCTGTTAAGCAGAAAGATGAGAAGGGATTTTTTGTCACTTGCAAGTCTACAAACTACGAGATCACACCCTACGATAAGAACGGTGATGTGATTGGTAAAGAGACTAAGGTTGGTAACGGTTCCCGTGCTGACTTGGTGTTGAAGCCATACTCTTGGAAGTCCCCAACAGGGCAGTCAGGTATGTCTTTAGGTATCTCAAAGCTCGTTGTAAAAGACCTCAACGTATACAATCCTGAGCCTGTAACTACGGATGACGATACGCTGTGATAGCTTTGATTGACGGTGATATCCTATGTTATCGCATAGGGTTCGCAACCAATGAGGAATCTGAGGATGTGGCGATCAGAACGATGGCTTCATTCTTAGAAGATATGGTGATGTTTGATTTGGAAGTCTCAGAATGGACAACCTATCTGACAGGTAAAACCAACTTCCGCAATGACGTTGCAATCACCGCACCTTATAAGGGAAACCGCAAGGGAGAGAAACCAGTACATCATGGTCTCTTGCGGGACTACCTTATGAGTTCATGGAATGGCGTAATGTCAGATGATTGTGAAGCCGATGATGAGATCGCAATAGCGGCAACCTCGCATGGGGACGAATCAATCATTGTATCTTTAGATAAGGATTTCGACCAAGTTCAAGGTTGGCACTACAACTTTGTCAAGAAAGAAAAGTATTACGTCACACATGAGGAGGGTATGCTTAACTTTTACATGCAGTTTCTGACTGGTGATCGTATTGACAACATTATCGGTGTTGATGGGATCGGCCCTGTGAAAGCACAGAAGCTACTAGAAGGTAAAACTGAGCGTGAGATGTTCGCAATCTGCGCTGAGAAGTTAGGCAGTGTTGAGAGGGCGCATGAGAACGGAATCTTATTGCACCTCCAACGCTACCCGAAACAGATATGGGAGCCGCCTTATGAAGGCCAAGAAGAAATGTCAAAAGTGCAACAGGACTAAAGCACTTAGATTATTTTCTAAAAATCAAACTTGGTGTAAATCTTGTTTTAAAAAATGGAGACAAAACAGAATAGTCAATCTTAAAAATGAAGATTTTTTTGACTATAAAGCTATTCAGTTTAGAAACAATTGGCGGAGAAGGGCAAAAAGTGCAGGGGTTGATCCAGATGTAGTGCCCAGTCGAGTAGAAATTAAAGAGTGGTTAGAATCTCAGTATCCTTTTAAATGTTTCTTTACAGGAGTCGGTTTAGATAGAAACTTTGGAGTAGATCATTACGTTTCTATTATTAGAGGCGGTAGTTTTGGATTTGATAACTTAGTAATAACTTCTCAAGGGATTAACGGAGCGAAAGGAACAATGACTGGTGATGAGTTTAAGTCTTTACTAAATACAATACGCAATTGGGAAGACGGGGGCCAAGAGATTTTACAAAGATTGAGAGCCTCCAATGGTTGGAAACGTAAGGGAAAGTAAATGACCAAACATCTCGTGATTCCTGACACTCAGGTGAAGCCGGATCAGCCGACTTATCACTTGCGATGGGCAGGACAGTACGCAGTAGATAAAAAGCCTGATGTGATTATCCACATTGGGGATCATTTTGATATGCCCTCATTGTCTACGTTTGACGTAGGTAAAAAGTCTTTTGAAGGTCGCCGCTACATCAACGACATCAACGCAGGTGTCGAAGCAATGCAGGAGTTTCTTGCACCGATTCGTGCAGAGCAAGAGCGACTGCGGCGCAACAAAGAAAAGCAGTGGAATCCTCGCTTGGTGTTTACACTAGGCAATCACGAACACCGTATCACTCGTGCAATCAACGCAGATGCAAAACTTGAAGGCTTAATGTCTATGAAGGACTTGTATCTGGATGAAATGGGCTGGGAGGTTTATGATTTCTTACAACCAGTGGTTATTGATGGCATTTGTTATAGCCATTACTTTGTTTCTGGTGTTATGGGACGACCAGTGAGTTCATCAAATGCACTGCTCACGAAGCAACACATGAGTTGTGTGATGGGTCACGTACAGGATCGCTCAATCAGTTACGCAAGACGGGCTGATGGGAGTCGTATTACTGGATTGTTTGCAGGTATCTTCTACACACACGACGAAGAATACTTGAATCCGCAAACAAATGGATCATGGTCTGGTATCTGGATGCTACATGAGATCAATGATGGCTCATTTGACGAGATGCCAGTGTCAATCAATTACTTAGCAAAGAGGTACGCATAATGAGTGGCGATCACAACGATTACTTATTCGGAGACTATAATGTAGCTTCTAAGCTACAAGTGAAGTTATCAATTCGGATGTATGACGATGAGATGATTATGCACAACGAGTATCCTGATGATGTGGCGTGGCAACACGTGGTCAATGACCTTATCAAAACGGTTGAGGCATCATATGGTTATACGTTTGACATAGAAGACTTTGGTATCTACTACAAAGGTAAAGACGATGCTGAGTAGAGATCACCAAGTATGCGGCGCACATTACGTATCTAAAGAGGTACAGCCTTGGGACGCTATGGAGTCATGGATGACCGAAGAGCAGTACAAGGGATTTATGTTAGGTAACGTAATCAAGTACGTGGCACGTTTTCAAGACAAGGGCGGTAGATATGATTTGCAAAAAGCGCAACACTACCTTGACAAATGCTTAGAATTGTGGTAAAATAGATGCTTACGCTTGAAGATATAAAACAGAAGCTCAAGCAGTTTGACGAGGTGACTCTGATGGAAACGTTAGAGATCACCTCTGACGACTTGGTAGACAGGTTTACAGACCTGATTGAACAACAACAAGACACACTGGAGTTACAATTTGATGACCACACATCTTGGGATCACGATTGACTATGAGAGGGATGATCGACTCAGCGAACAAGCAAATAAACTCATGCATGACTACTATCTCCTTGAATCTGAACAGTCTCCGCAAGAAGCTTTTGCTCGTGCTAGTGTTGCTTACTCAGACGGTGACCTCGACTTTGCACAACGCATATATGATTATGTGTCAAAAGGTTGGTTTATGTTTGCCTCGCCAATTCTTTCTAATGCCCCAGAACCAAACGGAAAAGTTACTGGTTTGCCTATTAGCTGTTTCCTTACTTACGTGGGTGACAATCTTAATAGTCTCATTGAGCATAATAGTGAAGTAGCATGGCTTTCCGTAAAGGGCGGTGGTGTCGGTGGGCACTGGTCAGATGTGAGAGGTATCAGCGACAAAGCACCGGGTCCGATCCCGTTCATGAAAGTAGTCGACAGCCAGATGACAGCCTACAAACAGGGCAAGACACGGAAGGGAAGCTACGCCGCCTACATGGACGTAAGCCATCCTGACATTGAAGAGTTTATCAGCATCAAAGTGGCCACAGGCGGTGACATCAATCGTAAGTGCCTTAACTTTTTTAACGCGGTGAATATCACTGATGAGTTCATGGAGGCAGTAATCAATGGATCAGAGTGGCAACTTACAGACCCACATACAGGACTTGTTAGAGATACAGTCGAAGCTCGCAAACTTTGGCAACGAATACTTGAAGCTCGCTTCAGAACTGGCAGTCCTTACCTTAACTTTATCGACACAGCCAGAAGCGGCCTCCCAGAAGCTCAAAAGCGACTTGGATTATCAATTATGGGGAGTAACCTCTGCAATGAGATCCATCTCGCAACATCTGAAGAGCGCACAGCAGTCTGTTGCCTCTCCTCAGTCAACCTTGAAAAGTACGACGAGTGGAAAGCCAGTGGAATGGTTGGAGACCTTATCAGACTCTTGGACAACGTCCTTCAATTCTTTATTGACAACGCACCAGAAGAACTTTCAAAGGCTGTCTACTCAGCATACAGAGAGCGTTCTATCGGTCTTGGAGCAATGGG